CAAAAAAGGGTTACCGAATAGATAACCCTCTTTTAAATTGAGTAACGATTTATTAATTATCCAGTAGTGATAGTTAAATCTGCTTCGTCAGTTAAACCGTCAAATGGATATTTTGGTGTAGGTGTTCCACCTGAACCAACACCTGCTGTCGCATTAATCCAAATCATAGGGTCTTTTTCTTCCCCTCTTAACTCTAAAGTATATCCTGTCATATCACCTTTAGCTGCTCCTGTTACGGCAGTACCACCACTTACGTCCATTCCATTATCTATACCTAACAAAAATAAGTTATCATTGTTATCAAGAACAAAAACTTGACTTCTATTGTAAGAAATAAGTTTTAGTTCGTTAGTTTGTGCAACGCTTAATTTTTGCATAGAAATAGACAAAGTTTGTTCAAAAAAAGTAGTTCCTGTTGCAGGATCACTAGTAAAATTTACTGTCATAGATGATAGATTAGGTCTTAAATCATATTGAAATACAATAGTTTTAGAAGATTCTGCTACATCCCAATTTGCAAATCCTGCTGTATCCATAACATTAGTATCTGTACCGTCAAAAGTAGCATTAGCTCTAATATCAGAACAATAAGACTTTACAAAGAAAATACGCTTTAAACCACCTATTTGGTCTTTACAATCAACCCCAAGTCCTTTACTTAAATTACAAGCCATTTTTATTTATTTTTTAATTATTAATATTCTTTTTAAAAAAAAGGGGTGGTATTTCACACCCCTAATTTATCTATCTACTATGTCCAAACAGTAGCTCCAAATACACCGTCTGTTGGTACACCAACTCCTACACCTACTGCAAAGTTCATAACAACTCTTACATTGTCAGAACCGTCATATTGATAAGTAGGTATAACTCTAGCTTCTGTCCAGTCAGTAGCTAAGTTAGTTCCAAATACTAGGTTTTCTTTATATGTAGCTATAATAGTATCATCAAACATACCAGGACAAACATAAATTGGGTATCCAAAGTATGATACATTTTGGAATGATTGACTAGCACCTGCATTGTTAATACCCTGATTAGAACCTGCTGCTGCTAGAGCTTGTAAGTAAAAACCATAAGTCTTAGAGTTCATATAGAAACCAAAGCCTGGCTTAGTTAATAAACCTGGTCTGTTTGCTACAACTGAATCATACATAGAAGCCATATCAGTTAAAATATCTGCAGCTGCTAAAGAGTTAGCAAAATCTACTTCAAAGAAATCTTTTAATATAGAAGCGTCTGCTCCTGTTTCATCTAAAGTACCGTCATTAGAACAAAAACCTGTTCCAAAAGGTGCAGCTCCTCTCCATAGGAAGTTTTCCATTTGCTCTCCTGCTCTACCTGCAACAGTAGATAATAAGAAGTCCTCAAATGTTCCTGGTAAGTTTCCGTTTCTGTCCATATTCTCACCAATCCAAGTTGGGAAAATGGTTCCACGGCAAATTTCTTCATTTACTTTTAAATCAGTAAGTGTTAAAATTGATTCAGTTAATGAAGTATCATTACCTGATGAAAAACTACAAGCTGCAGAAACAATAGGATCAGAAATCCCCATATTAGAGATTACTGCTTTACTGTTTAAACCGTCTATAGTTCTTACATAACCTTTAGCAACTGTGTCAGGACTTTTAACTGCAGCAGTTACATAAGGCAAAGCTAACTTACCTGCGTAAGTATTGTCAGTAACAGTTATGTCAAACTGATACTCTTTTGATAAATTATATTTGTTATTCGCCATTTTTTTAAAATTTTAATTATTTATTGTTAATGTAATATGCTGCTCTTTCAATTGCAGACATTGTAGCTAAATCAACTTTTTCTACCGATTTAGTATTATTTTCAGGATTGTGAGTAAAACCCTCTGCTCCTGGTTCTTTTTCTAGTTCAACAATTTTAGCTTTTAAGTGTTCTACTTCTTCAACTAAACTGCTTACCATATCTTTAGACATTTCTACTTTTTCATCTTCAGTTACTGCTACATCTGCTTCTTCTTCCATTTCTTCTTTTTCTTCTTCTGCTTCAACATCCTCTGCCTCTTTTTCTTCACCTAAGTCCATAATTTTAGAATCTTCATCTACAGACATTTTAGCTCCGTCAGACATTGTGTAAGTTCCTGCTGATAATTTAGAAGTTTCTCCGTCATCACCTACAACCATAACAACTGAGCCTATCATAAATTGCTCATCTTCTGTTGCTAATACTCTACCGTCATCTAAAATCATTTCTGCATACATTTTTTTTTCTTTGCTTTCTTCGTTATTAGAAGATAAAAGCGTTTTGATTTTTTCTAGTGTACTCATTGTTACTTTTTTTTTATAAATATTAAACTTTAATTATTGTTCACAGGACTATCTTTTTATTGTCCTATTTTTTATAGCAGAACAGACTTTAGCAGCAGTTTCTTTATTGCCATATTCTTTTACCATATCCCTAATACATTGATCCCATTTATAAACAGCCATAGCCTGTCTATTTATAAAAGCAGCATATTCTGCATATTTATATTTTTTAGTATATTTTTTTTTCTTTTTTCCAAACTCATCTTCTACATACTCTTTTTTAGTGCTATCTTCGTGAGTTTCACAAGCCATATATCTAATCACACCATTTACTTTATGAGTATGAAAACCTTTACAACCTTTAAACATTTCTGCATATATCTTAGCTTCTTCTTTAGTAGCAAATAAAGGCTCACCGTCTAAAGTTCCCACAACTGCTAATTCATTCTCTAATATTAAATCTCTAATTTTACCTAATGTAACTTCATCAGGACAATCAGTACAATCTTCTGCTAGATCTATAATATCTTTAGGTCTTGACGCTTCAATTAATCTGTCTGTAAAATACCCCTCTATACTAAATCCTCTTACTTTACCCTCTTTTACACTTTTCCATATCTCATCATTATTAACTTTCATTTTTACAAACCAGCTTCCGATTGGAAGTTTATTAAATCCAAAAGCATTAGATTTATCATTTTTCTTATCTTCTTTAATCCACGATTCTACAACCGTTATACCCTCAACTGGTACCTTATGCTCATAAGTAGCATTATTGTTTCTTAAACTTGACATAAAGAGTTCTTGAGCTTGTTTTATAGTTTCTTCTGTAAAATACACAATATACTTTTCATCTTTTTCTTGGTCATATCTAGGAATCTCTTTATTAGGTATTAATACTGCTCCTACTAAAGTTTTTTGTTCTTCGTCTAATTTAGCTAATGTTAAAAATTGGTCTTTATTAAAGAATACCCAGTTTTCTTCTATTGCAGGAAATTCAACTAAGCTAATAGCCTCAACACCAAATCTATCTGATTCTTCATCTATAATTAGTTCTACTTTTTTTAGTTTTTCTTTGCTCATATTAATAAATATAATTTGTTTATAATTGTTTATAAGGTTGCTTGTATTTCTAAATCATTCTGTAGAGCTTGTTTGCTTGTGACATTACTTTCTACTACAAATGCCTGAACAGGAGCCATATCCATATCTAAATTATTATCTCCTGGTAAACTAGGTACATTACCACCACCCAAGCCTATACCACCCTGTAAACTTTGTAAGTCATCACCACCTTCACCAGGTACTTTAGCTAATATTCCTCTAGCCTGTGCTACACCAGAAAAAAGTATTGCAGCTAATTCAGCAATTACTAATGGTACACTAATAGGATTAGCACCTGGTGTTTTAAAAGCTATTTTATAGGCACTCATTAATGATGATGCAGTGTCTATAGCTACACCTAATAAAGCAGCATTTTTTTGTCTTTTAATATCTTCTCCTGCTAAGGATTCTAAAGATGACGCAAAGCTAGTAGCAACTGCAAAGCTCCTTTGTTGTATTTCTAATTCTTTATTAAATGTTTCTGTTTTTTGTGCTAATTTTTTATCATCTATTTCTTTTTGTTTAGCTAAATCTTGATTATAGAATTTGTCAGTAATTTTAAAATACTCTCCCCAAAACCATTCCTCTAATTCTAACTCAGCTTCTTTTTCTCCTTTAATCATATTAAATAACTTCTCATTTCTATCAAATAAGTCATTTAATTCTTTTTCTTCTCCAACTGCTATTGCTTCTCTCATTTTAACAACAGACCTTTCTTTTAATCTTACTATAGCTTCTTCTTCTTTTGTCAATAAGTCTTTTCTTTTTTCTCCAGCTTCTTTTTGTTGTTCACTTAATTTTTTATTTGCATTTTTATTTCTAGATATTTTTTTACTAATACTACCTTCTAATGCAGCTAATTCTGCTTGTAATGTTTCTAGTTCATTATTTAAACTTTCTTCATTAAAACTAAAATTAACATCTTTCATTTGTGTAAAAGAGTTTCTTAAATTACTTAGTAAAATACTTTGTTTTTCAAATGCTTTTATGTTTTCAGCAGATCCATTTTCAAACCTTATTTTTTCTAAATAATCATATCTACTACTAGCTTCTGATATTTTTTTTCTTAAATCATTAAAATTTTTAAATTCAACATTATTTTGTTCTTTAATATTACTTATTCTATCTTCTCTTTTTTTTATTTCTTTTTCTACTAAAGATATTTCTTCTTTTTTTAACTTTATATTTTCTTTTATTGTACCTACACCCTGTTTTTCAGACCTGTGTTTTTTGTTTATAGTCTTGTCTAGCTTTTCTGTTTCTGTTACTACTTGTTTTCTAATTTTAGCAATTTCTTCTTCTAAAACAAATATATTACCTTCTCCTTCTTTTATTTTCTGTAGAGTTTCTAATAATTTTTCATAAGCATCTACTTGTTTTTTAACACTACCACTAACACTACCACCTACATCTTTTGCTCTTGCTTTTTGTTCTGCTGCTATTTCTCTATCAAATGTATTTACTTCTGTTACTACTCTTTTTTTCCTTAGTACAGACGCAGTTTCTAAACGAATAATATTTGCTTTTAATTGTGCTAACTGGTCAAATTCTTCTTCACTACTTCTACCTAGCTCAATTTCTTGTTCCATATTTTTCATTCTTTGTACAGCTAAATCTTTTTCTCTTTCTGCTACTTCTTCTTCAACCTTTATAGCGTTTAATAAAGCATTTTTTCTTTCTTCTTTACTTTTTGTTTCATCTTCTGCTAATAATCTACTTTTAGCTATTTGCAAATCTGCCTTTGCTCTTTGTACCACTAATTCTCTTTCTGCATCTCTAACACCCTGAATTGCTAAAGTTAATTCCCTCATAGCTTTAGCTTCATTTCTAGCTTCCTGTCCCATGCCTTTAAAAACATTAGACAAATTTTTAGTACCATTTATTAAATCTGCTATTCTATCTCCTATTACTGCTATTACAGTAGTTAATTGTTTCCAAATTACCTCTAATTTTCTAGCAGTTTCTATATTACCTGTTAGCATTTCTTTTAAAGTCATAAAAGCACCAATAATCAAACCTATTCCTGCTGCCTTTAAAGCAACTCCTACAGCTTTAAAACCTTTAGCCATACCTAATATACCTTTATTAGCAAAGCCTGTACTTTTAGTTAAATCTTTTGTTGTTTTTTCTGTTTTCTTTAAGTTTTTTTGTGCTTTAGAAACATCAGCATCTATTATTATAGTTTTCTTCTCCATAATTTTTTTAATTTATTAAAGGCTTCTTTTATTGTTTTAGGGTATTCTTGCTCTCCATTTGGAAAGTCATATTTTATGTCTTTAAAATTATACTCATTTAATAATTTTAATGAACTTTTAATTAAAAAGCCTGTTTGTTGTATGTGATTTTTTAATTCCATTCTAATACATCATTGTTTTCAAATAATATTGTATCACCATTTTGATAAATAGCTAAGTCTTGATATAATTCTGTACCGTCTGATCCTGGTAATCTTTGTGCTATAAAATTAGCTTTAGCCACCCATTTAATAGTATAGTCGGCACTACTAGATGTAACAGTAATTTTAAAATATCCTTTGTCTGTAAATTCTGTTAAATCTATTGTAGGCGTAGTTGGAAAACCTGTACCCTCAGTTTTTCTAACAAAACTACCCCCTGCAGTACCGTCAAAGGCATATGCTAATTTTCTTTTTAATATTGTGTCATATTTACCATAAAAAGTAGCCCCTATATTACTAGCTCCTTTTACAATAGTTCCTATAATATCTATCTCTAAATATGTCATACTATAAGGACTTAACTGTAAAACATTTGCTAAGTTTTGTGTTTTTAAATCTTCTGTTGTTGTTCCTACTGTAACACACTCTAATAAAACAGTTGAGTATTGAGCAGTTACACTACCTTTTCTTATTTCTATTGAATTAGTTGTAGAGCCTATCATAGGTAGCATTACAGGAAGATTAGCACTTAAACCCTGTATTAATCCTGTAATATCACTTACACCACCATTTACTACATCTATATTTAAATTATGATAACAAGTACCAACACCTGTACTATCATTAGTAACCATAAAAGTCCAATCATCATTAATATCTTGACAACATTCATTAGTAATAGTTACCTCTGTAGTACCGTCTGCAGGATTAACAAATGTTATAGTGCCGTCTGCATTAAAACTACCAGGCACACCAGAACAATCATAATTTAATTTAGTAATAGCTTTTAATAAAGTAACTTTAGTAGATTTATTTCCACCTACTAAATATTGGTCTATTTTCAAAACTCTCCATAAAGTATTTTTTATATATACAGGATTTTTAAAAGCGTTAGCCTCAAATTCTACAATATCAGTAGGCGTTAGATTTAGATAACATTCCATTATCCTAGCTTCCTTATTGTATATTTCATTAAAATATTGTGACCAATAATTATAGTAATATCCTTTCTCTGTTACATTAGTTCCAAAAGGATTATGACACCACCAGGGAACAGTAAATCTAGGACTTACCCAATCCCATAATAGAGCTTTTGTAGTAGCAGTTATTCCTGTATTTAGGTTATCTAAATTGTATTGTGAACATATTGGAAATTTATTACCTGTTGAGGCATGTGTTGTGCTATTATAACCTAGTATATGAAAACTATAAGCACCACCATTTGCTTCAGGTACAGGATTACCATTAGGTAAAGATAAATCTACAGGATTTCCACTATAATAAAATAATCTAGGTTTTCCGTCTGTAATACCTTCTCTTTCTATAGGATCAAGACCATTTACTTTATACATTTGACCTACACAAGCATTAACATTACTATCACCTCCCCAACTATAGTAACTATCTTGAGTTGGAATACCCTGTGCAATAAAAGGAACAAAAATACTAAAGTTTTTTGCCTCACCACTACTAAAGTCACCACCATATTCTGTTTTAGCACCATAAACTTGTTCAAAGTTTTGTGTGTATTGTTCGTTCAAATGGTCTGTTCCCTCTAAGTCAGTAAAAACAAATTTTTCTTTTTGTAGCTCATTTGTTGATTTTACTACTTGCTCTTTAGATAAGTCTAATTTGTCTGTCCAGTATTGTGTAGTACCACTGCCTATATAATCTTGATACGGCTCTATAATAAGGTTATTAGCATTGTCAGGATCATTTAAGACAACTAGATTAAACCTATTTACTAAATCTTTTACAAAATCTGATTGGTTTATATCAGGCATATTTTCTGCCATTACTACCTGCATACCATAACTTCCATTAGTATAACCTGATAATCCATTATTTATAGTTCTTATAGTTCCACTATTTATTGTTATAGAAGTTGTATCATTAGGATCACTTATTAATCCAAATAATACAGATATAGTTTCAAATCTTAATCTTAAATTTACTGCACCTCCCTCTGCTAAATCGTTTAAATAAAATTGACCACTAAATGTAGCATTATTTAAAGCATCACCATAAATTCCAAATTGTTGCATAAAACATTCTTCCCAGTTTTCATCAGGATCACCAAATGGAATATTCTGTTTTTCTAAATATACTTTTATTGCTAATATATCTTTATTTCCTGTTTGGCTACTGTCATAATATTCTGCAGGAAAACTTATGTCAAATTCTGCTTCTACTCCAAAGTTATTTCCATAACCTTCAGGCATACCCATTTCATTAGCCAAAGCAGTATTTGGTAAAGATATAGTATTCATATCTACTGTATTCCCTAATACTGTTTGGGTATTATCATCAAATAAACCAAAACTATCAAAATTAGGATCTGATTCATTTGTAAAGCCTAACTCTCTTATACTTTGATTTGTCCAGTTATCCTCATCAGGAGATACATTTTGAGTTACTGCACCTGCCATAGCAACTTGAAAGCCAAAACCATTAAAAAAAGTTTTAGTTTTGTGTTTATCATTTGCTAAAGTCATAAATAATTGACTAAAATAACCTGTGTCACTTAAAGCTCCACTTTGTGCAATACCCATAAATGTACTTGTAATCGTGTATCCTGCTTTCTCTGCAATTATCCTCATTAATCTTTGTAGCTTTAAAGCAGGTTTTAAATTAGTGGCTCTAACCATTCCTAATTCATTTTGTGCATCAATAGTTCCTGCACCACTACCATAAGGATTACTAAACATACCCATTGTATAAGGTCTTTTAGTTAAAGCGTAATCTATAACAGGGTATATAACATCTTTACTACTACTAGCACTTGTAACAGGATCAGTACCTATTGTAGCTATTCCTGTACCCTCTGTCCAACTATTAACAACATTAGCAGAAGTTAAATAGTGGTCTAATTGCTCATCACTTGTTATAACACCATTATTATCATTTTCAAATGCTTGTCTTAATTTTTTGTCTTTTATGTCTGTAAAGAAATTAGCACTATTACCAAAAACTACTATTTCATATTGTCTAGCATTTAAGTATATTGCTTTTAACTGTATAAAGCCTTGCATTTGTTCTATAGTATCTACAAATACAGTAGCATTAAATTTAGTGTCTGTATCAAATATTAAAGCGTCTAAATTAACATTAAACCAATTCTGAAAAAACTCATTATTTCTATTACTAAAAGGTATCTTAATAGTTTGACTAAAACTACCTTTTCTTTGTGTAGGCTCTTTTATATCTAACCAATTATAATTAACTACAATATTAGGAGCTTCTTGTAAATCTATCTCAAATTGTGTAGTATCATTATCAGTTGTTAATACTTTTCTATATGCTACTAATCTTACATTCATTAGCTATTAGTTCTTACTTTGTTAGCGTACTCTAAATTAATAGTGTACTGTATTTTTATTTTATCATTTACACTTGTTTTTGTTGTATATGCTTTATCAGTAATTACAACAGGATATATAATAGTATAATCATCATCTAATATTTGAACATTATCTGAGGTAAATAATTCCTCTAACCATACTGCCTCATCTTCATTTAATAAATCAGAATTTATTTGTATTTTTCTTGTTGCAGTTTTAAATAGTGTTTTCTTTCCTCTATCCCAGTTATTATAATTAAATGTATTCTCTGAAGCAGTATCCCAGTTTCCTGCTACGCTTTCCATTTCACTACTTTCTATGCTTAATGTTTTAATAGATTTACCTCTAAAGTTCATATAATCCCAAGCTCCTAATCTATTACGCCAAGCTAATCTAATATTATCATATCTAGTACAACTTTGATGTCTATCATCTATTCCCTTTCTACTTGCACCATATCTATAAAAATAATATTCTTTAGTACACCTATCTGTAATGTCTGCAGAAGTACAACCAAATATTTTATAATATGCCCAATTAGAGAAATTACTAGGTCTAGCTTTAGTTAAATCACTTTGCGTTTCTAAGTTTTTAGTTCCACAACCAAAATATATTATTGCTTCTTTTATAGTATTAGATTCAACAGCAGTAGCTCCACCATTAGCGTTACTATTAACAAAAAAAAGTACTGTATCGCCACCAGTTGTACCTGCTATTAATGTATCTGAACTATCATAATATTGTATAGCCATATGCTCTAATTTTTCACCCTGTGTTATTAAACTACTAGAGGCACTATTGCCCTGCTTAAAACATATTGTAAGTTGATCTAAATTATCTCCACTTGTACTACTACCTCTAACAAATTGTACTAAAGGAGAATTAGTAAAAAAACCATAACTATCTTCTGCACTATCAGAGTTCATAAAAAATTGTAATGGAAAGTTAGATCCATTAATATCTAATCCCCCTACATTACTTGCAGTTTTAGTGAAAGGTGTTGTTGCAGGTATATAATAGCTTATAGCATTTGCTTGTTGGGAAGATAATACAGGTGCAGTAGTTGGGTCAGTAGCAACTTCATAAAATGCTTTTACTTCTACTTTAGCACATTGACCGTCATTTATACTAAAAGGCTTTGCAGTTTCTTGTATTCCTATACTATGTATGCTATAACTTTCATTATTAATATTTGTTAGTTGAGTAGATACATAAGTTTTAAGTATGTGGCTAATATCAAATACACCTACATTTAGTTGATTCTTATGTATTTTAATAACTGCTATTTCAGTTCCATTTACTTCTACTTTTAATACATATCTAAATTTAAAACCATTATAAGTACCTGATACACTTTCTTTTAGTATGTAAATCATAGGTGTATTTACTGCACTTAATAAATTAGGTTTTTGTGTTATTGTTGTCGCCATATTTATATTTTATTTGGAATTGCTTTATCTAATAATTTTTCTATATCTAAGGCAAAGGCTTTGGTTAATTCATCTGGTAGTTTTTTATATTGTTCTTTTAGTGGCTTAGTTATAAATTGAGTTCTTTCTAAACCTCTACGTTTTATATTATATCCTGCTCCAAAGGCATTACTTGTAGATAAGCTATAAGATTTTTTTAAAGCCTGTACTAAAGCTCCACCAGGATTAGCATACTTAAATTTAAACTTACTTCCCATACCTCTGCTTTTAGGAGATAAGTTCCCTGTATAACCACCAACTCCCTGAACACCCTCATCTATAAATTCCCAATACCCACTTGCTCTACCAAAGTTAATAGAAAAAGATAGCCCTGCTTTTTGTATTTTTAAATTGTAACTTAAATCACTATACAAAGTTCCTGAAGCTCTTTTTTTTGTGCTACTTAATATACCCCTAGCTTGTTTAATTACATTACTACCAAATTTTGTAAATGTTTTATCAAGATTAGAAGTATCTCCTTTTACAAATTTTCCTGTTTTGGGGTTTCTAAATTGTAATCTCATTATAAATTAGCATTTTCATCACTTGGTTCTATAGGTGCGTTACAAAGTGAATTAGGGTTATTAACTTCTAATGTAAATGTAGCAGACCAACCTGTAAGCATATTAGAAAATCTAACTGTAAATGGGTCAATATTAATAGGAGTTTCTAATACAACTTCACCTGGAACATAACTATATTTTTTACCACTATCCCCCCCTGTTCTTTGTAAAGATAGATTTTGTTTAAACTCTGCTATAATATCTTGCATAATTTGTAACATTTCTGTCCAAACTTCATCTCTATTACTTAAATCTTCTTTTATTAAATTCATAGTAAATACAGTAAAAGTATAAGTTAGTACTCCTGTATCTACAGATGTTGTTCCTGGCTCTACATATAATATAGGAAAGTTAGATTGGTCAAGTTTATCAATATCTACTTCATCTAATAATCCACTATGAAAAGAATTAATTAAAAAATGATTAGTCGCTATTATGTTAAAATCGTCTATTATATTTTTATATGTTATCATTTTTTAAATTTATTATAATTACTTTTTCTTTCTCCCATTCTGTCCTGTTGATAACTCAAATAAGTAAATACTAAAGTTATTTCTAATTCAGTTATAGCTTCTACATTTAATATATTATCATTACACAATCCAAATATTATATTATACCAACCCCACTTTGAGGATAAACTTCTTTCTTTTGTGTCATCTGATTCACTATTAAAAAGTTGCTGAAATCTTTTGTTAAGTTTATTCCTAAATAAAAAAAAAAATTTAAAGCAGATAAAGTTACCCCCATAGGAAAATCTAAAAATTCTTGTTCTTTTATTTCACTAGGATCATAAGATTCTATATTATATAAATCTTTTTTTTGTACTAATAATTCTCTATATAAAACACTCATTATTTTATGTAAATTTTTATTAGTATCTTTACAATAACCCTCTATATCAATATATTCTCCTGTTGTTATTTTACTTAAATTAGGTATAAATCCAAATTTTTTATTTTTAAAATCTACAATTTTTTTTAATTCTGTAGGCTCTTTTTTATTTAAAAACTTATGTACTTTTTCTACAATACTGTTAAGTTCTTTTACACTTATTTTATTAATAATATCTTTACCTATATTGCAAAATAAAGATATAATTTCATTAGCTTTTTCTTCTTGCGTTTTATTACTATCTACAATTTCTAAATATTTTTGATACTCTTGTATAGTTATATCATTCCAATCAGTAGGAATTTGTATTTGTATTTTTTTCTTTACCATTTGTTATAAATATAAAATTGTTGTTTTTGTTCATAAAATATAATACTTACCACTATAATTAGTAGTCAGCTTATTTAAAGCTACATACCTAATAGCATCTATAAGGTGATCTAATTGATTTGTAGCAGGTTTGTTTATTACTTTACCATTCTTATCTACTAGCCATTTATAATACTTAAATTCATTAATAGCATTTGTACTATTCTTTGTAATATGTATTTTAAATCTTCTTAATACATCAATACCCATATTTATAGAATCTGCACCTTTCTTTGCAGGTTTTACATTAAATCCTAATCTATGTATTTCTTCTATTGATTTAGGTTCTGCACTATCTGCTATAATCTCTGTTTGTCTTGTTATACCAAGCTCTCTTAGTTTGTTTGCTATATCCTGATTAGTTAAACCTTTAGCGTATAACAATTCATTAATATATAAATCATCATTGAGCTTATATACTTCTGCTATTGCTGTGGGGTCATTAGAGTACCCCCAATCTAAACCAAGTGCTACTAGAGTAGCTTCTGTTGGTATATTGTTACATATCTCAAATTGTCTGAATATAGTTTCAGTAGGTTGAGCCATATCCCCTAAACCATAAATTGTCCAATAGTTACTATCTAACTTTTTTAACCTTTCTATTTCTTTTATGGTTTCTTCAGGTAAAAAAGGATTATCTAAATATGTAGATTTAATAAAAGTACAATCATCTCTATTCATTACATTATCATATATCCAACTATAAGGATCAGAGGGATTAAAGTCTAAGTATATATTCTCTGTGGTTCTTAATGACAGTTGAACCCAATCCTCAAATCTAAACTCATTAGCTTCATTTAACCACAGTATGTTTCTCTTACGACCCCTTATTTTTTGAGGCATATCAACAGAAATAAACTCTATTTCATTGTTATTTAATTTATAAGTTAATTCTGATTTATTATGATTATCAGGATTATATAGATTATGTTCTTCTAATATATTAAAAAAATCTCTATAAGCAGTCCCTTTAAGAGCAGGTAATGTTTTTCTACAAATAGTATATACCTTACCTTTGCTTTGTAATGCTTTAAGTATTATTAATTGAGCTAAACTATATGTCTTACTGCTTCTTGTTCCACCCTGATTAACTACAATTCTTGTACTAGCATTAAGATTTTTTTGTAGAACTATTGTTCCCTTTAGATTCAATGATTTCAATTTCAATCTTTTTTATATCTTCTTCGTTTGATGTTAGATTAATATTTTGTCTTTGTATATATCCTCTCTTATGTCCTTTGTGTTGTAAATAAAATATAATACTTTTCTCTTTTTCGTTTTCTATATTCTTAAATAGTTTGCTTTCTACAAAGTCTAATTTAAGGTTGTCTATTTCATCTACCTTTTTCCTAAATTCTTCATCTTCTTTATACCATTTATAAAAACTACTTCTACTTATGCCCGACCTATTACAAGCAGTTGATACTATACCTAAGCTATTTTCTAAAGCTGATAATAATGTTTCTTTCTTTAAGTTGTGTTCTTTTTTGCTCATTTTATTAAATTTATTTTATAATTTATATTCAAAATTAACTGTTATTCTTCCACTTGATTGTGTTACTCCCCTTTTACCTGTATAAGCACCTTTTCCATGCTTCATTCTTCCATAATCTGTACATATCCATTTAGGATCTTTTTTTAAAGCATATACTAAACTTGGTGCAGATGTTCTTATTCTATACCTATATTTATTATTTAAATATTTTTTCCCTATAAAATTTAATAATCTTAATCCTATACCTGCTCCCTGATAGTCAGGCATAATTACTAATCTATGTACCCTCCTTAATCTTTTTGCTATTGCATGTGGTTGTTGTATTATACTTATAAAACCTGCTAATTGTTCATTTACAAAAGCCACATATACATTTGCTGCATTATTATGAATATGACTTAAATAGTGGTGTTTAGCAAACATTCTCCAAATTGATTTATCTCTTGTTTTGTATATTTCAAATTTAATTTCTGGTCTATTTTTTTTTTGCTTTCTCAAATCTTGGAAAGTCATAGAATCAGTATTAA